ACGATCCAGAACCTCGGCGCCGATACCGAGTGGATGAACACAGAGGAAGAGGTCGCCGAACTGATCGCACAGGATCAGGAGCAGGCCGCCCAGGCGATGGAAGCCGAAAAGCAGCAGAAGATGATGGAGATCGCCGACAAGGCCGCCGGCGCCGGACAGAAGGGTATGGGTGCGTTGAGTCAGTTGCCCGGGTTTGCTGCTCAAGCACAGCAGCTCCTCCAGGGCCAGCAGCAACCGCAACCGCCGCAAGATCAGGCCGAAGGGTTCCCGTTGCCGGAAGATCCGTTTGGCGATCTCGGCATCGACATCGGAGCCCTGACGGATGGACTCGACATCGACCCCGCCGACCTCGAAGCATCGCAATAGAGCCCGCAAAGCCAGCGGGTTCGTCGAGCAGCGCTCGCTCAACGTCCCGCTCGAGCGCGAGCCGTGGATGCCGCCGCCCTATGACGTCCAAGACATCGCCGCGTTCCGCGCCCTCCGCGATGGGCGGGCCGAGGCGTACCAACAGCAGATTGTACTGGAGTGGATCCTGCAGGCCTGCGGCACCTACGAGTCGCCGTTCAGGCCCGGCACGGATGGTGCGCGTAACTCCGACTTCGCCGCCGGGAAGCAGTTCATCGGGCAGCAGGTCGTGAAGCTACTCAACATGCCCGTCAAGAATGACGAGCAAGGAGAATTTTGACGATGATCGACGAGACCAATGACGACGGCGAGGCCGATGTTCTGGAGCGGCCGACCGAGACCCCAGATGCGGACAAGCCCGTCGCAACTCCGGATGCGAAGGCTGACACCGCGCCGAAGATCGCGCCGCTGGAGTGGGGCGACGACTGGCGCGACCGCGCGATCGTGTCCCTCGACATCAAGGATGAGAAGGAGCGCAAGCGCACTCTCGACTGGATGGCGAAGAAGAACAACCCCGCCGAGATCATCCGGGCCGGACTGCACGCGGACCAGAAGATTAGCGAGCTGACGCGGGAGCGGGTCAAGATCCCGACCGGCAAGAACGACGACCCGAAGGACATCGCGGCGTTCCGCAAAACCTGGGGCGTCCCGGAGAAGGCGGACGACTACAAGGCCGAGATCCCGAAGGAAGTCGGCACGCTCTCCGACCTTGATCAGGAACTATTGTCCGAGTTCAAGCAGAACGCTTTCGAGAAGAACTACTCGCAGGGCCAGTTCGACGACGCCGTCAAGATGTACTGGGCCGTCGACCAGCGGGTGAAGGCCGCGCAGGAAGCGCAGCGCATCCAGCGCCAGCAGGCGAACATGGATGAGATCCGCAGCTTCGCAGGTGCGGAATACCGTAACAACGTGGAACTCGCGAACCGGATGTTCCAGAACGACCTCAAGCAGCTCGGCTACACCGACAACGACTCGCAGTCCCTGATGAACACGCAGTTGGCCGACGGCTCGCTGCTCGGTGACCACCCGACGTTCGTCAAGTGGGCGTTCATGGTCGCCAAGGAACGCGCCGACGACGGGGCCTTCGTCGGGTCGGAACCGGCTGACGGCGTCGATGTCGACAGCGAGATCCGCCGTATCGTGGCTGTGCGCGACAAGGACCCGAAGGAATACGAGGCCCTGCAGCCGCAGCTCGACCGCCTGATCGCGGTCCAGAACCGCCGCAAAGCCCGGGGGCGGTGATCCATGGACCTCCAGACCTTCCTCGCGTGGTTCTCCGGGATGGAGGAGAACATCAAGAAACAGCCGACCCCCGCCCAGTGGGCGCGCATCCTGCACAAGGTCAACGAACTGAAGACGGCGCCCGCGTCTCCGACTCCGGTCTCGACCAGCGTCCCGGTCGCGCCGCGCAAGACCAAGCCGACCACGGCATCCGGATGGAAGGCCCAGTATGAGGCCGCACTGGTCGCCATGGGGTTCGATGAGGAGTCGGCGAAGGAGTTTCTGGCAAGCGTCAACGTCGATCTGACCCGCGACCCCGCCGAGGCCGCCAAGGCTGACGCGGGCCCGATGATGTCGACGCACTGATGTTGCCCCGCCCTGATGACATCGCCCGGGCTCTGGACTGGCTCGAGGGCAATCATCAGGACGACCCGCAGATCACGGTCCTGCTGCTCACCACACGGCAGGCCCGCACGCTGTTCTTCATGCGGGGGGCGCTTATTCTCGAGGCGCGTCGCCGCCCGGTCCTGCACCGGGGGCGCTGGATACGGGTGATCGACTGATGGCTCATGTCTTCGTCCCAGCGCGTGGCTTCTGGCTGCGCGTCCTTGACCTCTTCGGGTGCGACGGGTTGGCGATGCCGTGGCGTCGGGTCTACATGCGGCCGTCCTGCCTGCACAACGACGGGTTGCGCGCCCACGAGTGGGTCCACATCCAGCAGATTGATCGGATGGGCCCGGTCTGGTTCTCGCTCCGATACCTCTACGAACTCATCCGCTACGGCTATCGCGAGATGCCGATGGAGCGGGAGGCCAACGAGGTCCAGGCGCATGCGGAGCGCTACCGCGCAGAGTTCCTGGCCGCCTACGAACACAAGCGGACCATCCTACGCCTTTGAACCACAACAGAATTGACGTCCGGCTAGAGATTTCAAGGCCGGACGTCAAACGTCAGTACAGCGTAGTATTTCCCGACGTCTCTTAGGACATTTGCTCCGGGCACCCCGCTCGCCGGCCCCGGCCGTCCATTCCAGAACTGTCAGACTCGACTCGCCGACTGCATTTGCGTGCGGCCCGCAGCCTTGTTTCGCGTGCGCGGTACCCCGCCCTCCCGCAGTCGTCGGGCACCCGACCTGCCGTTCTCCGTCTGATCCCATCAATCGGCTCAAACAGGAGAATTTCCCATGGCCGACAATAGCGTAATGGCAACCAAGTATGCGACGGAGTTCGTCGCGGCGTACGAGCAGAAGCAGTCCCTCCTTCGTGGCACCGTCACGACCGAAGGCGACATCAAGGGCAACAACTTCGTCTTCATCATCGAGGGTGCCGCCGACTCGGCGGTCACGCGTGGCGCCAACGGCGCTATCCCGTATGCCTCCGACGACCAGACGAGCGCGACCTGCACGCTGGCGGAGTACCACCACCTCGCCCGCAAGAACAACTTCAACATCTACTCGTCGTCGGTGCCGCAGCGTCTCAGCATGCAGCGCCGCGGTGTGGTCTCGATCAACAAAAAGACCGACGACCTGATCACCACCCAGCTCGCCACCACGACCTATTCTGCCAACGGTGGCACGGCGATCACCGGCATGACGATCTACAACCTGCTCGAGGCCTGCGCCATCCTCGACGAGAACTTCGTTCCGGATGACGGCGAGCGCTACGGTCTGCTGACGCCGATGGCGTGGGCGCACCTGATGGACGTCGCCCAGTTCTCGAGCGGCGACTACGTCCCCGACAAGCCGTTCATGCGCTACTCGCAGTGGCGCAACTGGAACGGCGTGAAGTGGTGCCGTCACCCGAACCTTCCGGGCGTCGGTGGCGCGACCGCGTCGTGCTTCGTCTACCACAAGATGGCCGTCGGTCACGGCCTCAACATGGGCGACATGACGACCAAGGTCGGCGTCAACGACGAGCAGGACTACTCGTGGGCCCGTTGCTCCGCCTACCAGGGCGCCAAGGCCCTGCAGTTGGCCGGCATCGTCAAGCTGGTCCACAACGACAACACCGCTCTGAGCTGATCAGGTAACGGATAGGAGATAGTCACATGGCTTACGACACGAACGAACTCTATCTGGTGCACGCGGCGGGCGGTGGCAACGCTCAGCGCTGGCGCTACGAGGGCACCGACGCCATCACCACGGTGGCGACGGCGGCCTACATCTCGGATGCCGCTGATCGTGGCATGCGGGTGGGCGACATCGTCGACGTGCTGCAGTTCGCCTCGACCGCCAAGGCGGCGATCTCGGCGCACGACCAGCTCATCGCCACGGCCGTCGCGAGCACGGGCGCCACTCTGGGTCACATCTTCGGCACGGCCACGGCCACTGCCGGCGCTGCGACCCTGAACGCATTGAAGGGCAAGATCACGTCGGAGGCGCTGACCACGGCGGCTGCGGCTGAGTACACCCTGACGCTGACGAACTCGCAGATCGCAGCGGGGGACATCATCCTCGCCTCGGTCGACCCCAAGACCTCGGCGGGCTCGCCCGCCATTGGGCAGTGCAAGGCCAACGCCGGCTCGGCGGTGATCACGGTCACCAACCTCCACGCCGCCAACGCCTTCGACGCCGCCATCCAGATCAACTTCGTCGTCCTCAAGGCGCCGGCGTGATCTGACGGAAACTGAGGGCGGGGGCACAGTCCCCCGCCTTTTCTTCAACCCAAGGATATCCCCATGGCCAAGACCGCCACCCGCACCGCCGAGTCCGCCGCTGAAGATGTGACCGCCGTGCTTTCGCCTGTTGCCCGTGTGCGTGCCAACACCACCCCCCAGGCCACCAAAGAAATGGTCCGGCCGGCCGGGACTCTGTGGGGCGCCTGGAGCGTCGTCGCTCAGGAGGATCATACCGTCGAGCACGCCAAGAACCCCCGGTATTTGTGGAACCGCGCCGACGAGATCCGCCCCCTCGATTACATCGAGATCAAACACCCCTACGGATTGTGGTGCCTGTGCCTCGACGTCGTGCGTGTCGACCGCGAGCAGCAGGCCGTGATTGCCTACATTCGCAACGAGTTCGATTTCTCGCGGGCCGAGATCATCATGCCGGACATCTCCGGCGCAACCATCGAGTTCCTCGGTGCGAGCCAGTGGACCATCAAGGACGGCCACCGCACCATCAAGGACGGGTTCGCCAGTCGGCAGTCGGCCGAAGCCCACCTCGCTGACCTGCGGCGCCGCTGATGCCCACGCAGCTCACCGTCTTCAACGCCGCGCTCGGGCTTCTCGGCCAGCCGATGGTCGAGACCGTCGACGATACCGGCGAGGATGCCCTCGTGCTGCGCGGCCACTGGGAGCCGGTGGCGCTGCGCTGTCACGAAGCCACAGCCTGGGATCACGCCAAACTGCGGGACGAACTCGCCCGCCTCGAGGCGACCCCGACACACGGATATGACTACTACTATGCCCTCCCGTCTGATCTCCTCCGACTTCTGTGGATCTCGGAGACCGGTGCCGTGGGCGATGAACTGCTCGGCTACTCGGTCGAGGTCGGCAAGGTCGCGACCTCGGCAGAGACCGTGTTCATCAGCTACGTCTCGGAGACGTCGGTGTCATCCGTCGGGCGCTGGTCCGAGACCTTCGCGCATTGGGTTGCGACCGAACTGGCGTTCATGGCCGCTCCCAAGCTGGCACCTGGTCGCCTCGATGAGATCAAGGTCGAGCGGAAAAAGGCCAAGTCAGAGGCCATCGGGCTCGACGCCACGCAGGGTCCGCCGCAGCGGCGCCGGCATGGCGCGTGGTCGTCGGCGGCGCGCGGGAACTACCTCAACCCGAGCCGCGAGCAAAGCTGATGACGACGGTGGCCAACGGCGCATATACCGTTTTCAATGGCGGCGAGATTGGTCTCGAGACGATCAACCGGCTGACTCTCGAGAACTACGGGGCCACCGCCGAGACGATCGAGAACATCTGGCTCGATGCCAACGGTCCTATGTGCCTGCGCCCGGGGTTCCAGTTCCTCGCCGACATGGGCACCGACCGCTACCGCATCCACCCGTTTGTCCGCCGCAGCACCGAGAAGTTCCTGCTGGCGCTCAGCGATACGGCCGTCCGGATTATCGCGGACGGCGACGTCGTGGCCCGGCCGTCCGTCACCTCCACCGTCGTGGACGGCAACTTCAACGCTTTGACCGGATGGACCGACCTCTCGACCGGCTCCGCCACGGCGACCATCGGATCGGGCCGCCTGCTCTTGAACTCCAACGGCTCGGACACCGCCGGCGTTCAACAATTGGTGACGACGTCCAGCGCCGGCACGCTGCATGCGCTCGAGATCTTCGTGCACCACGGACCGGTGACGTTCCGCTGCGGTTCGACCGCCGGCGGTGACGAGTACATCGAAGAGATGACCCTGAAGACGGGGCACCACTCGCTCGGGTTTACCCCGTCCGGGTCCTACTATGTGCAACTCACGTCGATCCTGTACCGCCAGATCGAGGTCGAAAGCCTGCAGGTGGCGAGTACCGGCGACCTCGTTCTCACCTCCCCGTGGGGTGTGGATGAGCTCCAGTCCCTCCGGTTCGAGCAATCCCTGAACACCATGTACGTCTCGAACGGCACGCTGAAGCAGCGCCGGATCGAGCGTTGGGACAACAACTCGTGGAGCTTGGTCGAGACGCAGGAAGAGGACGGCCCGTTCCGCGACCCGAACACCGACGAGAGCCTGACGATCACCCCGTCGGTCCGAACGGGTAACGGGACGCTGACCGCCAACCGGTCGCTGTTTCGGGCGGAGCACGTCGGGTCTCTGTGGCGATTGACCCAGGCCGGCCAGTTCGAGTCCCGCACCATCACGGCAGACGACCAGTGGTCCGACGAAGTTCAGGTGCAAGGCGTTGGGTCGTCGCGCGCGATCACGTTCACGGTCGGGACGGGGTTGACGGGCACGGTTCGCATTCAGCGGTCGATCGGCAACACGACGTCCTGGGCGGACGCGTCGACGTCGTCGAGCACGTCGGGCGGCGTCACGATCGTCACGACCGGGTCAGGCGCGGCCCAAGCCTTCAACGACGGGCTCGACAACAACAACGTCTACTATCGCGTGGGCGTGAAGACCGGCGAGTACACCTCGGGGTCTGGCACGGTCACGATCTACTACGGTTTTTCCTCGAACGAAGGCATCGTGCGGGTCACCAACTACGCGTCGTCCCTCTCGGTCTCGATGGAAGTTCTCGAGAACCTTTCCGCCGCCACCGCAACGTCGGACTGGGAAGAGGGCGCCTGGAGCGATTACCGGGGCTGGCCGCGGGCGCTGTCGGTGTTCGACGGGCGTCTGTGGTCCCTGAAGGATGACAAGTTCTGGGGCTCCTACTCCGAGGCCTACGAAAGTCACGCCCACGACGAGGGTGACTCGTCCGCCGTCGCCCGGTCCGTGGCTGTGGGCGCGGCGAACACGGGGCAGTGGATGATGGCCCTCGGCCGCCTCATCATCGGCACGGAAGGCGCCGAGGTCGTGGTGCGCTCGAACGCCTTCGACGAACCCTTGACCACGACCAACATGACCGTCCGCGAGATGTCGACCTACGGGGTCGGGGACATCCAGCCGATCAAGATCGACACGCGCTGCCTCTACGTCGACAGTTCGACGATCCACATGATGGAGATCGTCTACAACGTCCAGATTCAGGACTACGTCGCCCGGCCCTTGACCACCCTGCACCGGGACATCGGACGGGCTGGCCTAGCGCAGTTGGCCGTGGTGCGGCGCCCGGATACGCGGGTCTTGGCTGTCCGCAACGACGGGCAGTTGCTGGTCAAGCTGTTTGACCCGACCGAGAATGTTTTAGGCTGGGCGCGCTGGCAGACAGACGGGGCATCGGGGACGATCGAGTCCGTCGCGGTGCTGCCGGGCGGCACGGCCAATCAGGATGAGATTTACATCATCGCCAAGCGCACGATCGGCGGCGTCGACAAGCGCTACCTCGAAAGATTGGGTCCGGTCTACTACGCCACGGCGTCGGATGCGCGCTGCCTCGATTCCCACATCGTCTACACCTCGGACGCACTGACCTGGGGCGATTCGGACGAACTGGTGTGGGGCACCAACGATCCCCTCCGCTGGGGCTCGACGACGACCACGGTGACGGGACTGGATCACCTCGAGGCTCAGACCGTCACGGCCTGGGCGGACGGGTACTATGCCGGCACGTTCACGGTCTCGGGCGGGTCGATCACCTTGTCGGTGGCGGCGGCGACGATCGTGGTCGGGCTCACCTACACCGGCCGGTATAAGTCCTCGAAACTCTCGTTCGGCGCCCAGCAGGGCACGGGGCTGGCGCAACGGGCCCGCCCGGCAAAGTCGTCGCTGATCATCCGCAAGGCCGCAACGGCTGGGATTGAATACGGGCAGAACTTCACGACCATGCACCGGTTGAAGGATCGGGACGTGAATGACGCCTACGACTCCGGGCCCGCCCTGGTCTCGGCGACGCGCGACCGGATCTCGATGCCGGGCGGTCTCACCAACGATCCCCGGCTGTGCCTCCGGATGACGGCCCCCTTCCCGGGCTGGATCGATGGGTTCGTCGTGGGCAACGAGCTCATGGAGCGCGTGGCGTGAGCAAGTTCCAATCTCACCCTGCTGATGACGGCTACGTTTGTCGGCGGATGGATCCGGCCGACGGCGTCGAGATCGAAGGGGTGGAGATCGAGAATCCGATCTGGGGGGGGACTCTCGAGAAAGACGGGGTCCCCGTGGCCTACGCGGGGGTGAACCTCATCGCCGGTCGGCACTGGGTCTACTTCTACATCAAGGATGATAACGTCCGAACCTATGGACTCTGGATCGTCCGGCTGATCCGCGACTCCATGAAGATGTGCGAAGAGAACGGGATCACCACACTCTACGGGCTGTGCGACACCACGAAGCCGAACGCGCGGCAGTTCATGACCGCGCTTGGGTTCCGGCCGGTGTCGGCCTTGGACAAGTCTTCAGACATCATTCTGTACGAGCGCCTGATGGCCAATCCCGAGATGGATCAATGGCCGAGGACGTGGCGCTGGCAAGCACAAGGAAACTGAAATGGCGGGGTTGGCGGCAGTCGGCGGGATTGTGTCGGGGGTTGCGGGCGGTATGGGCTCGATGATGGGCGCGGCCGGTGAGGCGTCGGCTCTGAGGACGCAGGCCAACGTGAAAGCTGCTGAAGGTCAAGCACAGCGGCGCAAGGGCATCGAAGAGCAGGGACGCGCGACCTACAAAGCCCGCGAAGAGCAGAAGCAAACCGACAAGACGCTCAGTGACCAGCGCGCGCGGTTCGCCTCGGCGGGCGGCGGCATCGACGGGTCGGCGCGAGAGACGTCCGAACTGACGGGCGAACGAGGATTGGATCGCAGTAACACCACGATTTGGCAGGGGCTCCAGGCCAATCAGTCAAGGCAGTTCCAGGCCGATATTCTGCAAGTCGAAGCGGACTCGCTGCGCCAAGCCGCGAGCACGAAGCAGAAGGCCGGTGCGATTGCGGGGATTTCTTCGATGGTGGGCGGGTTCGGCGGGGCCATCAAGGGCGGCGGTGGGATTGGCGGCGGGTCGTCGGGTGGCAACTACGTGTTCGGCTCATAGGGGGATAGCACATGGTGAAGATCCCTGACCAATGGGCCATCCCGGCACCGAGTTTCGCGGCGCCGACCGGCATTCCCAAATACGACGCGTCGGCATTCGCAGCGCCCGGCCGTGCCCAAGCCCAGATGGGCGAGGCCATCGGCAAACTGGGCCACGCACTGGGCGGCGTGATTTCGGCGGCTGGGAAACAGGACGACAAGGCGGAAGAGTATCGCACGGCGACGTCGTTCGTGCAGTTCAAGCAGGAGCAGGACGACGCCTATGAGAAGGCCCATCGCGGCATCGCTCCGGATGGGGCTGGGTTCCAAGATGAGCGCGCCGCCGACCACCTCAAGGCCGGCAAGGATTGGTTCAAGACCGTCCCGGATAAGCTGAAACCCAAATACGATTATGCACTGGTCCAGCATGGGGCGGAGATCAATCGCCATGCCCGGACGGCCCAGTTCCAACAGCAAGACAAATACCACGATACCGACCTGACCCAGAAGGGCGAAGGCCTTCTAGGTCGTATTCAAGAGCAGCCGGAGAAGCTCGAGGAGCACATCCAGCAGTTCGTGTTCATGACCGGGAGTTCGCCGCTCCCGACCGCAAAGAAGGAAAAAAAGATCCGTGAGTTCGGCGCGCTCGCCGAGTCGCGCCACGCGATGGGGCGGTTGACCGATATCGACCGCCGCGCCGATGCCAACTACCAGGGCGAAGACAAGCTCGGGTTTGAAGAGGCCGCAGAAGCCCGTGCGCAAATCATAGCAGACGTCAAGCTGCGGACTCGTCCCCTCTGGGAACCGGCGGCGGACGCACTGCGCGGACAGCAGGCGGGGGGCGCGCAGGACAACGCCAACCCGGCCGGCGGACCCGAGGCAGCGTTGCGGCCGATCAAATACAAGCCGATGCCGGCGGGACTAGCGCCGGGCATCGCGAAAAAACGCGACAACGGGACGGCGGACATCAAGGGGTTCGTGATCCACGAGACGGCGAGCGCGACCAAGCAAGGCGTCGCGCCGACGCTCAATGGCTTCGTGTCATGGTCGAACGAAAGCAACACGGGCGCCAACTACTACGTGCAGCCGGACGGTACGATCCACCAGATGGCACCGGACGATCAGTATCTGAACCACGTCCGGGGGCCAGAAAAGCGGCAGCGGGGCGACCGCCCGGACCTCCACAGTGGCAACACGCTGTCGGTCGAGATCATCACCCGCAAGGGCGAGCGCCCGACGCCAGAAGCTATTGCGGCTGCTGAGAACCTTGTCCGGGTAAAATCGAAGGAATACGGCTTCAACCCGACCAAAGACGTCTACGGTCACGAGGAACTGGACCGCGGCCACCGCGAAGCGTCGGAAGGCATGGACGTCGTCAAGCGCCTGCGTTCCGGCGGCACAATGGTCGCCAACGCGTCCAAGATCGAGGTCGGCGTCAACAAGTTCGCCCCGCCGAGCACGCCGGGTATTCTGACTGCGGCGGCCGAGCAGACGACTCGCGCCATCAACAAGGACGGCTACGGCGACAAGCTGACCGGCACGATCACCGTCAACGGCACCACCTACAAGTGGAACTCCGGTGGGCGTGAAGGATCGCGCGGGTCGATCCCCACCGGCACCTACGAGATCCAGCGCTACACCTCGGCCTCGCAGCGGGCCTCCGAGGGCAAGAGCCTTTTGTGGGATTCGTTCGAACTGAACGCTGCCCAGGAAGTGGAAGGCCGTGCGGCCAAGGAGCACAAGCGCGACGGTCTCCTCATCCACGACGGTCGACAAGGGGTTACCGCCGGCTGCATCGGCATCGATGGGGATTTCGAGCGGTTCAAAAAGGATCTCGCGGCCGAGCAGCAGAAGAACGGCGGCAAGCTTAAGATTCAGGTCGGCACCAAGACGCAACTCGCCGAGGTTCAGAAAGCCGCACAGCAGGCCGCGCCGCAGGTGGCCAGCGGCGCGCAGCCCAGGGTCATGCTCGGGTTCAAGGGCGTGGACGGGGCGTTCGATCAGAAGGCGTTCGAGGCGCACGCGCGCGCGCTCGGTTACGAGCCTAAGGTCATCACCGCCTGGAACACGAAGGAGGCCGTCGCCGAGGCCAACAAGGCGATCAAGGGCAACGCCGGGCCTTATGCGGTCTACGGCTTCTCCCTCGGCGCTCAGTCCGCCCGCGACTTTGCCGCTTCGGCCGGGACCAAGCCGGAGCAGGTCGTCACGGTCGGCGCGTACAAAGACGCCCGGCTTGATTTCGGCGACACCAAGGTTCAGCACTATTTCGACAAGTCTGGCGTCGGCAACCCGGCCAAGGGCGAAATGCTCGACGCGCCCCACACGGGCGGCGGCAACGTGCAGCAGGTCGCGGCAGAGCGGGCGGCCAAGTCGCAGTCTCTGCAGTCTCGCACGCTCGCCTTCGGGCATCCCGATGCACGCGTGGCAAGCCGGACCGACGTTGCAAACGACGCTGCCCCGCCCGAACTTGTCCGCGGTCAGGCTGACCCAGCATCGCCCGAGTTCGGTGGCGTCGAGCGCGGCGATCTCCCCGAGCCGCTCGCCGTGGCCAACGGCCCGCACAACATCCAAACGATTCTCGATGGCTATCCCAACGGCAAGCCGCTCAGCGCCCTGCCAGATGCGGAGCGCGAGGCCATCTTGGGTGTCATGTCCCCGGCCGATCGCGCTGCGTTCGAGAAGCGGATCAAGACTGACGACCAAGACGAAGAGGGCGTGGCCGCCGAGGACGTCGTCACCATCGGCTCAGTCAAAGAGGTTCTGAGCGGCGCTCTGAGAACAGCAGAAGCCCAGCGCGCCGACAACGACAACCCGAATCCGGAAGCCCGGCTCTATCCGTCCCCGGTCGGCCCGCCGGCGCCGATGCAACCGAAGTTCAACTACAAGTACCTCACTGAAAAGGAAGCCAGCGCCCTCGTTTACAAGCTGACAGTGGCGCAGCGGCAATCGTACCTGGCCGAGGTCGGTGGAGAAATCGACCACATCACACGCAATGGTGTTGAAGCTCAAGACAGCCGGGGCCGCACGTTCCTCGACCGTGCCAAGACGGTCCTCGAGCCGAACCAGTTCAAGAAGGCGCGCATCGCAATCGAGACGGCCAAGATGTCCTACGCTGCGATTGAACCGCTGCGGACCATGGGACCCGATGAACTGCGCGGGTACGCCGCAACATTAGCCCCGACGGCGGACGACGGCGGCGATCTCGTGAAGCAGAAGATCAAGGGCGAGCTGCAGAAAGCGGTCCAGTCCAAGATCGCCAAGCTCATGCACACGTTCGAGACGGATGCCGCCGCCGCCGTGAACGCGTCGCCGGAGGTTCGCGCGGTCGTCGCCCAGGCCCAGGAAAGCCGGAAGCTCTACACCATGGGGCAGGACGCCAGCGGCGCTCTGCGGCCGGGCATGACCGACACCGGCAAAGCCCAGATGACCGAGCCCGAGTTCCGCACCGCTCTGACGGAAGCGCGGATTGCCGCGCAGGAGCGGGCGTTTAATGAGCGCTACAACCCGGACAAAGATCGCGACACCTCATCACGGATTAAGGTCATCACGGCCGACGAAGCCAAGAACCTGATCTTTGGTGGGGTTGAGTGGTCGAAACTCCTGCCCGAGGAAAAGCGCGAGGCTCTGGCGTTTGCGGCGCAACGGGCGGAAGGTCTCTATGGGCGGCGGTACGCCAAGCGCGCCTACAACGATGCCCTGCAGTTCGTGGTGCGTGGCGCGCAGGACAAGCAGGACGGTATCCAGATCGCGACACAGATGATCAGCGGTAAGGTCTCGCTCGCAGACATGCACCGCTACCGGATGCTGCAGTCGACGAGCGCGGCGCAGACGTTCCTCAACAACTCGCAGTCCGTACCGGATGACGTGTTCAGCCAACCCGCCCAGATGAACGGACTCTCGATGCGCATCCCCGGTCCCAATCCCGGCTTGCGTCCGGGCCCAGCGATCAATCAGCAGCCCGCAAATCCAGCCAATGCCACGGCTACCAACCTAGAATCCGTCACCATGCCGGTTGCCACACTGAAAATGGTGCAGTCGCTGATACAGGATCCCGAGAAGCAATCGGCGACCTTCGATCAGAGGATGTATCCAGGCGCGGCCAGGGAGACACTGGAATACTGGATGAAGAAGGCGGCGAAGGAGTACGTCGAACCCGGCCAAGGCCGGACTAAAGAGCAAAGGGAGTCTGACATAAAGGCAATTGCTAAGTCGCTGGTCGATCAGCAGATCGCGCAGGATCAGCGCCGCAAGCAGCCGGGCGCATTCTTGCCGCAGTGGCTACTCCAAGAATCGATTGGGAAGGCGCTCGGGAACTAAGACACGGCGGTCAAGAGGTCGGCGCGCGCCACGATCGCGTCTTGATCTTCGCGAGGAACACCCAGAACGTGGCGAGCCCCAGTATCGCCACGAACACCATGCCGGAGGTCTCCCGCGACGCGCCGAGACTGTTCAGCCCGGTGGACACGAGGTGTCCAGCCCACGCGATCATAAACATCGGCGCCCAGGCCACCATCGTGCGGCCAAACCAGATTTGACTCTCGGTGCCCTCCGGCGTCGGCCACGGGTCGATGACGAGCTTTCTGATCACATCCATGAACGCCTCCCTCGGCACATCTTAGGCCGATCCTTTCCGTTCGACAACTTGGGAACACGATGACCGACACTCCTTCGGACGACCAAGCGTTGCACGCTGAGTTGGGTTCGCTGCTGGATGAGTCCGCCGGCGCAACCCCAGCGTACTCAATCGATCCAACGCGGCCGCCCCCGAATCTTTTTGATTTGCCCGTGCAGAATGCGATCGAGTCCGTCGAGAAAACGTCGTGGCTAGAGGAAGACATCAAGCGCGACGAAGCCACGATGAAGGACCCGAATCACAAGGGCCTGATCGGCGGGCTGCTGGATCACGTCGGGCTCGGCTACAAGCCGCTGTCGACCAAGGCCGCAGATCTGGCGGATCGGCAAGCGGCCGTCGATTCCAGGCGTCAGGGTCTGGAAGACGACAAGACGTCGACGCTCGGCCAAGTCTTCGGTGCCATCAATCGGAACCTCCCGGCATTGCCCGGGCAGATTGACCTGCGCCAGCAGTTCAAGGCCGACATGGACCGCGAGCAGAAGGTGCTCGACAGGGCCCGTGCGGACTCCCAGCGCCCCCTGGAAACCTGGGGCGTCAACTTTGCCGAGAGCACCATTCAAGGGGCGACGTCGTTCGCGAGCAGTCTCGCCAAGGGTATCGGGGACGGCGTGGCTGTCGCCCGATGGGGCGTTGGATACGACGACAAGATCGACACCAACACGCTCCAGGCGGCGGGCAAGTGGCTCGAGACCAAGGGCAAGCTGTACTTCCCCGGCGACCCGGCCCGGCAAGAGGATTTCAGCACCAAGCTCGGTCAGGGCATCGGTTCGGTCATCGGGTTCTATGGCGCCAATGCGCTTGGAAAACTGGCTGGCCAAAGCGACGTGATGCGGATGTGGCTGGTCGGGGCACTCGGCGCCTTGTCGACGTCGAGCGAGACATTCGACGATGCCATCAAGTCCCGCGCTGATGGACGGGAGGTGTCGGACCACGCCTTGGCCACGGCTTACGTCGGCGGCCTACTCATAGGTGCGTCGGAATCCTTGCCGATCGTGGCCAGCCTGAATTGGCCGTTCAAGTCGAAGTCCATGCTTGGCGCCTATCTGATGGCCGCCTCGCGGGAAGGCTTCGAGGAATCTCTGCAGGAGAGTTTTCAGAGCTTCGCGCAGAACTTCGTCGCCAATACGTTGGCGGGTCATGACCCGTCCCGCGGCATGTTCGACGGGATCAGCGACGCGGCCCTGATCGGTTTCCTCACGGGTGGCGGGTCGCAGGCCCTGCAGCTATCCGCCTCGCGGGGTGCTCGATACGAAGCCCTTGAAAAAGGGTGGGCGCCGTTCTCGCTGTTCGTCAGTCCGGCCGAGGCCAAGCCCGGCGCGAAAACCGACCCGCGCGCGCCGGGCGGCGCGTCGCCCGCCCCCGGCCAGCCTGGACCCGCTCCGGCGACGGGCGCCGCCCCGCCCGAACCGGAAGAGCCCGGGTTCAACGTCGTCCCCGACACCTCCTACCCCGCTCCCATGGAGCGGCCCGAGTTCTCGACGGATGTCGCCGGCAGTGCCCAGCCCATCAACCCCGCACAGCCCCAAGATCCCAGCATCCCCTCGTTTGCCGATCTCGTTGGCCCTGACAAGAGCCAGCGCAAGGTCGTCAAGGATGTCGCCGAGCAACTGACCGGCAAGCGGGAGTGGAACCGCCTCACCCCCGACGAGAAGCTCGCCGTCGCCGCGCAGCTCGGATACACCCCGCCGCCGCCGGCCCCGCCGCCGCTGTCGTGGCAGACCGACATCATCCCGCATTTGCCGCGAGACGATCAAGGCTATCCGGATCGCGCCGCGTTCCAGCAGATCGCGGTTGCCCTCACCGGCAAGGACACATGGAACCGCATGTCGCCGCAGGAGCAGGCGGCGGTCGCGACGGCGCTTCAGACCGGCGGACAACCGGTCAACCAACCGGCAAATGTAGCGGCACCGACTCCGGCCCAAGCCCAGCCGGCACGGGCAGATCAAGCGGCAAATAATCCGGACATCCAACCGGACAATCTGCCCACCGCAACGAGCCAGCCCGCCAGTGATCCCCGGGTCGCCGAAGTCGAGAAGACGCGACGGATGGCCGAGGGGCAAGCCGCCCTGGAGCGTCTGCGCGAAAGCCTCGATGAAGGACCAGATGGGTCGCTGACCCTGAAGTCCGTCCCCGCTTTCAGCGACGTCGACCTCGGGCTCTCGGCCTTGAAGGCGCAGCAGGCCATTCTGAACAACCAGGCGCAGACGATCGAGGTCTCGCTCTCCTCCCGCCCCACGCCAAAGAAGCGGATGGCGTTGGAGAACGAGCGCCGCGCGGTCCTCAACGAACTGGACGACCTTGAGCGCACCATCGGCGCCCTCGAGACCGCGCGCCAGGAGATGCTGGACAACCAGCTTGACCTGTTCGACCCCGCGCTTGATGAGGCCCGTCAACTCCATGCCGCCCGCACCCCGGCCGCGGACTGGCCGGAGGCCGCTCGTCAGGCCGGCCAGCGCGCCGGACTTGTGCGCATCGACAGCGAGGGTACGCCGCGCCTCTCCATGGGCGAGCAGAGTCTCCCCCCGGTCGACCCCACCAAGATCACGGAGTCTCGCCGCGCAGAGCTGGCGGACCTCGCCCGGGACTCTCTTGGGACTCTGCGGCCCGGCCGGTTCGGCGAAACTCTGGCCGAGGGGGACCCCATTGGCATCCGTCGCTTCGTCGACAACCTCAACGTCCACCCCGACGACGAATTGAAAGCAGCCTATGGCGGCGTGGCGCGTCTCGAGCGCGCCCGCAACCGCGCGCAGTTGCTCGCCCGTATCGTGCAAGGGCAACTGGCCTTCGATCTCGCGTCTCAGAATGAGGACTCAAAGCTTTCCAACGCGGCGCGCGACCTGATCGAGCAGACGGTCGAGGACGCGCTGGCCGGCAAGCCGATCTCCGAGACAGTGCAGACGGTGGCCGTCGACACCGCCGTGACGGCTGTCGTCGACCAGGTCAGGGCCGTGGCCCGCCACGTCGACGCGGACGCGGTTGAACTGGTGCAGCAGGTTGCTGGACCGCTCCTCGCGCAGATCCCAGCCCCCATCGCCGACCAGGTCCCCGGCGTCGACGGGGCCATAGATACCCCGGCCGAAGCCTCGGCGGCTCTGGAAGTGGTCGCGAACACGGTGCGTCGGCTGTCCAAGAACGACGGCGTGCATGCGCCCGAGAAGACCATTGAGGAGATTGTCGAGGGGACGAATCCGCGCCAGATGACGCGCGAGGCATTCATTACGGAACTGACCGCCAGCACAGCGGACATCGGTCCGGACGTAGCCTTGCCCGATGGTCGGAAGTACCGCATCGAGTTCAAGCCCAAGATCCACACCTACGTCTTCAGCGTATCGCAAGACGGCGTTCGCATGACGAAAGGGCCGGCAGGTCCGCGTCGTGCGGCGCAATGGGGGCGGATGGAAGCCGCAGCCAATGCGGCGGACGACGCGGACTTGGTGCCGACGCCGAAAGCCTACGTCCCGCGAGACGGATGGCGCGACAACCTTTTCAAGCTTCGCGAGTACGCCGCCGCTCTCGGTCTTTCCCGCCCAAACGTAGCTACGGCCGGCGAAGAACTGCAGGCGCTACGGCAGGCCATTGATGCCAGAGTCGGTGGGCAGCCTACTGCCACCCCCACAGCAGACGCAGCCCCCGTCTCCGCCCCTGTTCCTGTCCCGGCGGAGCCGGTTGTTGCGGCGCCCGAGAACCCGATGCTCACCGCTCTGCGGTCGTATGGGATCTCCGATGCCGACATCACGCGCGCCGGCGGCCCTGCCATCCTCTCGCCGTCTCCGATCTCCTCGGATCTCCTGGCCGCTTTTGAAGACGTCGACGTCAGCCTCGAGATGGACGTCGAGGGAGACGACGGCACGACGGCGTCCACCCCGGTTACCATGCCGGCCGCCCAAGCCCTGACCCTTGTGGATCGGCGCCTGAAAGGTCTCTCTGCCCTGATGAGGTGCTTGGCCGCATGAGGATCAACGCAACGAGCCTGAAGCGGCTCGAGAAAAAAGGCGCCAGCGTCGCGAAGAAGCCGGAGCCTCCGAAGCCGCCCGAGCCCAAGCCGATGACGCAGGCCGAGATGGCCGGTTGCATCGCGGAGGCCCTCGCCAAGAACAAGGACAAGACCACGTCCTTCCGGTTCTAGGTCGAGCGCGACGACAAGGGTCTCATCAAAGCCATCACCGCGCATCCGGTTCCGCATGCCTAAAGGAGCGCAGACCGCCAACGAGATCCTTGCTTTGATCCTGATCGGCGAGGTGCCCGGGTGGGTCAAGAGCCCTCGGTATCTGTCGCTGCACACGGCGGAGCCCGAGACGCAGGACGAACACGAACGCCGAGGCACCGTTGATGGGCACCGGCACGCTGACGGCAACGGGGCAGCTCGTCGTCTCTGGCGCTGCGGCCCTGGCCGGGACTGGAGCGGTGTCCGCCACGGTCCTCGCCGCGCTGCTGGGAACAGGCACGTCGGCCGGCGTGGCCACGGTCACGTCGACCATCGAAGCCAAGGGGTTCATGATCGCGGCCCTGACCGGGACCGGCGCCGTCACGGCCACGCGGTACGCCACCGGCACGCTCGCGGCGGCTATCACCCCGTTCGCGGAGTTGTCCCCGCAATCGCTCGCGGCGCAGATCCTCGATGCCGAGGACGTCGAGAGCAGCCTCTCCGTCCGCAACGCCCCGCGCCTGATCGCGGCGGCGACGGCGGGCAAGGTCGCGGGCGCGGCCACAACCACGATCACGATCGCCAGCGCCCTGGCCGATGACAAGACCCGGATCACGGCGACCGTTGACGGTGACGGGAACCGCACCGCCCTGGTCTACGATCTGACGGACTGACGTGGCCCAGAACCCCCCGCGCTATTTCCCGCCTCGCTACTTTGCGGGGCGGTACTGGGCGACGGGCGAGGTTGCCGCTGGCGCAATCGCGGCCAACATCACGGCGTCGGCGTCCCTCACCGCCGACCTGACGTCGACCGGCGCAGCGAACGACATCACGGCCACCCTGTCCGGGTCGGCCAGTCTCTCTGCGGCGCTGACCACCGCCGCGCAGGTCGTCACGCAACCGGCCCTTGGTGGCTCCCCAGACGTCACGGACCGGCTGGCGCAGCCCTACCGCCTCGTTACGCCCCGGGCTTCGGCGATCGGCCGGACCGGACTGCACGCGGTCGCAACCGTTATCCGCGGCAAGACCAAGCGGGCAAAGCCCGCTCAGATCGCTCAGATCGCTCAGATCCCCCAGATCGACATCGCCGAAGACGATCTCTTCGTCATGACCGTCGTCACCGCTTTCCTCGCGAAAACCACAGGAACGAAAACGCATGGCATCGTTGGCTAAATGCCTCTCGCAGACCAAACGCTTCCTGGCACAGGAAGATCATGCTGCGATCACGGCGGCCTACCAGCAGGCGCTGGCCGATGGACAGTCGGAGGATGAGGCTGTCCGGACTGCCCTCGTTCCGGTCCTGCAAGACCTGATCACGGCGCGCGCGGATATTCTGGATCAGATCGAGGCGGCACTGGGCGAGGGGACACTGCGCATCATCGATGACGCCCTGGAGGCCGCTAAGCCCCGCCCGGAACCGGCCAAACAAGCGGTGACAGCAAAGTCTCCCAATCCGTTCACAGTCGGCGTCTTTACGCCGCAGAACCTATCGCCCGCCGAGCAAACTAAACGCGACGGCTGGGCCGCCGCCGCCGATGGTCTGCGGACGGGCGATAAGGTGCATGATCCGGGCATGGAGGATACATACACCGTTCGTGTTACCGAGCGCGATGGGAAGAAAACCATCGTCCTCTATCGAGATGATAGCGGTGAGCTTGCTTTTCAAATTGTCCAGAATGGGGAGGAAGGGAAGCACTTTCACGTGATGAGCTACTTTGAGTTGGGCGCCCATAACCCCTCACCGTGGGAATTGCGGCGCGCACTTGGAGATTCGTCAGCAGCGCCAGAGCCGCCCAGGGCGCCCGCTGAGCAGCCTCCCGCTATGGAGGAGGCAGAGGCCGAGCCAACGCCGGAGACTTCTGTCCCGTCGCCAGCGGAGTCCACCCCCTCCACAACAGAGTCTCCCCGCGAACCCGCTGCGCGAGAGCAGGTCTCCCCGGTCGGGGTCCCCGAGTCCCTCGTCAACAGCCTCGCCGCCACCTACGGACAGCCCGTCTCCGACGTTGCCCGCAAGCACGCCGTAGCCTTGGAGAAGATTGGCACCGACGGCAAGCTGTTCTATGATCTCAAAAAGATCCTGCCGAAGCTGACCAAGGCCGATCTGGACGCGGTATCGTGGATCTACGGTCAGGCCAAATCTGCGAGGACCAAAGCCAAGCAGATCGAGGCCATCGAGGCCGAGTTCGTGAAACGCGGTCAATTGGAGACCGAGGCCGCCGCGATCGGCAACAACGCGGCCGTCATCACGAGGGACTTGGAAGACAATGCAACTGACCGCAGAAGAGCAGCGCGCCGTAACCGGGTACGTGAAGTTCAGGGAGCGATTCCTGATGGAGTCCTTCCCGAAGGTCTACAAAAAGATGGAGAAGGCGGGGACGCTGGCCAACCATCTGGAGGCGACGGCGCTGGAAGCGCTCGAGATGGAGAGCGACCTGCGGACGCAGATGCACCGGCAAGCGGTCGGGGCAGACGGAAGCTTCGAGGAGACGGCGGAGAAGCTGAAGCAGATCCCGCTAGTGGTGGCCGAGATCGTGCAAGCGGAAGTTCTGACCGTGCCACCGATGCGGACCTGAAGGCGGCAAAGGAGCAGGCAGACAAGGAACGTCAGGCCCGCCGGCGGCAGAACTACCGGATCACCGAACTCGACGCGATCGGTGAAGGCGGCGCCAAAGAGAAGGTCCGCGCCAACATTGCGGCCATCCGTCTCTTGAAGGAACTGCAAGAGCAGCCCGAGCGCAAGCCCACCGCCGAAGAAAAAGCTATTCTCGTCAAGTACGTCGGCTGGGGCGCGTTCGCGCAAGCCGTGTTCGATGACAACAGGTATTCCGACAACGCGAAGAAGTGGGCGAAGGAACGCCAGGAGATCACCGATCTTCTCACGGCCGACGAATACAACGCCGCGAAGGCATCGACGCTCAATGCCCACTACACCTCGAAAGAGGTGATCGATGGCATGTGGCAGGGCATGCAGCACCTGGGCTTCACCGGGGGGCGGGCGCTCGAGCCGTCGGCCGGCGTGGGACACTTCATAGGGCTGACCCCCGCGAAACTCGCCACCGTCACGGACTGGACAGCGGTCGAACTCGACAAGCTCACGGGCGCGATTGCCAAGTACCTCTATGAGGGCTCCGACGTTCGGATCGACGGGTTCGAAAAAGTCCAGTTCCCCGACAATTTCTTCGATCTGGCCATCTCCAACGTGCCGTTCGGCAACTACACGCTGACGGACCGGAAGTATTCTAAGCTCCTGATCCATGACTACTTTTTCGCGAAGGGCTTGGACAAGGTGCGCCCGGGCGGGCTCGTCGCGTTCATCACGTCCTCGGGGACCATGGACAAGACGAACGACAGCGCGCGCCGGCTGATCGCCGATAGGGCTGACCTGGTCGGTGCCATTCGCCTCCCCGGCGGTCGGTCCGGCGCTTTCGCCGGCAATGCTGGGACGGACGTCACCACGGATATCATCTTCCTGCGCAAGCGGCTTCAGGGGGAGGAGCGTCGCCCGGAGACGGCGGAGTTCCTGAAGACTCAGGAGGTCCAGACTCCCGATGGCCCGACGTCCATCAACGCCTACTTCGCCGCCCGCCCCGACATGATGCTGGGCGAAATGCGGTTGACCGGCACGATGTACCGGGACGCGTCGCCCGTGCTCGCCGGTACGTCCGAGAACCTTGGGCAGCGCATTGCCGAGGCGGCGAAAAAGATGCCGGCCGACGTCTTCGTGCGCCGCGGCGAAACCCTCGAGGACATCACCAAGACGACCGACCTCGCCCAGGCCGGCATCAAGGAAGGATCGTTTTATTTCAAGGACGGGAAGCTTTTCCAGAACGTGACTGGCGAAGCCGTGCCGCAGAAGTTCGCCGGCAAGGCGCTGAAGCGCCTCTGCCTGCTGGTCGACGTCCGCGACGTGGTGAACCAGTTGCTCGGTGGTCAGGCGCAAGGCAAGGCGGCCGACGGCGCGGCGCTGCGCAAGAAACTGAACAAAGCCTACGACGCCTTCGTCAAAGAGTTCGGCCCGATCAACAAGGAAACCGTCACCGTCCGGGTCACCAAGAACAAGGCGACGGGCGAAGAGACGCCGACCACCACGGTCAGCCGGCCGAACCTCAAAGATTTCTCCGACGATCCGGATTCCTACAAGGTCGCCGCGATTGAGAACTTCGATTCCGAGACCGGGGTCGCCACCAAGCGCGCGATCTTCACGGCCGATATTCTGGCCCCGTCCACGCGTCCCGACGTGCGCGGGTCGGCGGACGCGCTGGCGGTCTCGCTCAACGAAACCGGCGGCGTCGATATGGCCCGCATCGCGGGCATGCTCAAGGTGTCGGAAGACGCTGCCGCCGCTGAGATCGGCGACCGGATCTACCGCAACCCCAACGGCGAAAAATGGGAACTGGCGGAACTCTACCTGTCCGGCGACGTCGTCACGAAGCTCGAGCAGGCGCGCGAAGCCGCCAAGGCCGAACCCGCCTATCAGCGCAACGTGGCGGCTCTGGAAGCCGCGCAACCCGCCCCCTTGTCGCGTGTCGACATCGCCGCGCCGTTCGGGACGTCGTGGGTTCCGAATGACGTCTACAACGAGTTTCTGGCCAAGGTCATCGGACTGCGCGATGCCGAAGTGAAGTTCGAGCCGATCTCCTCGATGTGGATCTGGGCGACCCGCACGACGCCCTATTCGACCCCGGCCGCCCAGGCGGCGTTCGGAACCGATCGCGTGTCCGCCGTCGAACTCGTCATGGCGGCCCTGAACAACAAGCCGGTTCGCGTCTTCGACAAAGACGAAGACGGCGGGCAAGTCCTGAACACTCAGGCGACCGAGCAGGCGGCCATCAAGGCCAAGCTGATCGCAGAGACATTCTCCGGCGATCAGACGTCCGGCATCCCAGGCTGGGTGTACGAGGACAACGCGCGGGCCGAACGTCTCGAAGCGCTCTACAACAACAAGTTCAACCGCCTCGTGAAGACCGACGTCGACGGGTCGCATCTGACCTTCCCCGGCATGGCGACGTCGATCACCAACGCACAGGGGCAGATCGTGCCGTTTGCCCTCCGGCCGCACCAGAAGAACGCTGTGTGGCGGTTCCTGACCCTCGGGAACACCCTGCTGGACCACGCAGTCGGCCTGGGTAAGACCTTCACGATGGTGGCCATTGCCATGGAGGCGAAGCGCCTCGGCATGGCCCAGCGTCCACTGATCCAGATCCCGAACCACATGCTGGAGCAGTTCAGCCGCGAGTTCCTGCAAGCCTACCCGAACGCCAAGATCCTCGTCGCCGAAGAGAAGTACATGGAGGCGAAGAACCGGAAGGCGTTCGCCGCCCGGATCGCCGCCGACAAGTGGGATGCGATCATCATCACGCATTCCGCGTTCGGCCGCCTGCCGATGCAGCAGCAGGCGTACATCGATTTCATCAACGAGGAAAAGGCCGAGATCCTCGAGGCGTGGCTGGACGCGAAGCGCCAAGCCAAGGAAGTGGCGAACGAATCCGACTTCGACGACATCGGTAAGGAGGGAGTGAAGAGCAAGCCGTCGCGCGACCCGACCGTCAAGAATATCGAGCGGAAGAAAAAGCAGATCGAGAAGAAGCTGGCCAAACTGCTGGCCCAGGAGCGAAAGGACACGGGCGTCACGTTCGAGGAACTTGGTGTCGACCTCCTTATCACCGACGAGTCGCACACCTTCAAGAACCTCGACTACACCTCGCGCCACAACCTCAAAGGCCTGGGCGTCAAGGGATCGCAGCGCGCCACCGATCTGTTCCTGAAGATCCGGCATCTCGAGAAGTCGCGTCCCGGGCGGTCGGCCGTGTTCGCGACGGGCACGCCGATGTCCCGGTCGATGGCCGAGGTCTATACGATCCAACGCTACCTGCAACTCGACACGCTCCGTGAGTACGGGATCGAGCGGTTCGACTCGTGGTTCGCGACGTTCGGCAACGTCCGCGTCCGGCTGGAAACCAAGCCCAACGGCAAGCTCGAGGACGTCACGTCGGCGACGTTCGTCAACGTGCCGGAACTCCAGGCGATCTATTCTCGGATCGCGGACACCAGGTCGGCCGAGGACGTCGGCATCGTCCGCCCGAACGTGAAGGGCGGCGGGGTCAAAAAGGTCGACGCCACCTTCACAGCCGAGGAGGCTGCAAGGAACAAGGCGCTCATCGAGCAAATCGCCAAGCTCAAGGGCCCCGTCAAGAAAGGCGAGCCGAACCACCTATCGCTGTATACGCGCATGCGCCAGTTGGCGACCGACGCGCGGTTGCTCGATCCCGATGCGCCGTTCAATCCGAACGGCAAGATCGGCAAGATGCTGGAGAACGTCGCCCGGATTTACCGCGAGGGCAAGAAGCCGGCGCTGGCGCAGATCATCTGGCTCGACATGGGCGTCCCGAACACCCGAAAGAAAAAGCCGAAGGTCGAGCAGGACGAGGACGTCGACGACGAAAACCAGATTGAGAAGATCCGGGGCAAGCTGGCCGGCCAGGAGGAGACCGACTCCGACGAGGACGCCGCGGCCGAGATCGAGGAGCTGACGCGCGGCCGGTCCGATCTCTATCCGGACATCATCGATCGGCTCGTGGCGTCTGGTATCCCCCGCAACGAGATCGCCACCATCTACGACGCCAAGGACGATCTGCAGAAGGCGAAGCTGTTCAAGGCTGTCCGCGAGGGCAAGGTTCGCATTCTGTTGGGCTCCTCCGCCAAGATGGGTGTGGGCACCAACGGCCAGCGCTACCTCATTGCCGCGCATCACCTTGATGCCCCGTACAACCCGGCCGACTTGGTGCAGCGCGACGGCCGCATCATCCGGCAGGGCAACGAGAACAAAGAGGTCGAGATCTACCGCTACATCACGGCGACCTCGGCCGACGTGCTGACGTGGAACCTGCTGGAGGGAAAAGCCGAGAACGACGCGAAGTTCCGGGCCGGTGCTCGAGGCGTCCGGACGATGGAGGATATCGACAGCCCCTTGCCGGAAGCTGCGGAACTGCGCGCGGCGGCAACCGGCGACCCGCGTATTCTGGAATTGGCCCAGTTGCAAAAGGAGGAGCGCACCCTCGACGCCGCGAAGCGCGGCCATGAGCGCTCCTACCTCGCCGCGCAGCGCGAAGCCGCCAACACGAAGGGCGACATTGCGCGCCTGGAAAAGGTGATGACCGCCTACCAAGCGGATGCTCCGAAGGTTCAAGACGTCCGGGGCGACAAGTTCGCCATGCGCCTCGACACGACCACCAAGCAGGGCGACGTCACAGATCGGAAAGAAGCCGGCGAGGCGATCCGCGCCGAGATCCTGCGCGCCATGGGCCGGCATTGGACGAGCGCGCCGCTCGACATCGAGGTCGGTTCGATCTCGGGGTTCCCGGTGATTGCGCGCGCCCGCAAGGTCGACAACGGCGCGGCGTTCCAGTTCGAACTTCGTGGCGAGGCGACCTACATTCAGCCGGGCTACGACCGCCTGATCGCGGCCGAGTCCGATCCCATCGGCCTCGTGAGTCAGATCACCAACATCGTGGTCGGCGTGCCGGGACTGGTGAAGCACACGGAGCAGACGCTCGCGAACAAGCGGGAGGATCTGGTCCGACTTGAAAAGCAGTCGACCCCCACCCCGTTCTTGCGTGCGCTGCGATTGGCCGAGGTGAAAGCCCGTCTCGAGCAGTTGACCAAGGAACTGAAGCCCCAGAAAGAAGCACCAGTGCAGGCGAAGCCCGACGAGGGCGAAGTGCTGTCGTCGCTCGTCTCCGGCATGGGCGCCGCGATGCAGGGGCCCCAACAGGGCGACGACGGTACGCCGTTTGTGGGTCTGAAGGAAAAGCTCTACAAAGAGACCACGCGCCGGGCTCAACTCAAAGCGGCGCTGTTGAGGGAGATTGAGAATGGCAGAGCAGAAGGGCGCGATATTGGCGCTGGCGTCGGGGCTGATCGCCAAGGCGGAGAAGCTGCCGAAGGGACATCCGGACCGCAAGGGACTGTTGAAGGAGGCGCAGAGCGCGCTGCAATCAGCCAAGTCCTCGCAGACCCCGCAGCCCGGGCTGCCGCGTTCGAAGCCTTCCTCGCCGATGAACTGAAACGTGATGCCGTAGACTCGCGCGCGCGTGCGCAGGCGTTCACGGTCGAAGCCTTCCACGGCGCCCGCCTTGGAACGCTCGAGACGATCGACCCCTACCGCTCGACCGGCGCGTTCGGGTTCCATGTGTCTCTCGGCCAGCCGCATGGCGCCAATGCCCGCGTCCTGCACCCCACGGCCCTGCTGGACCGTCTCTACCAATGGCTGGGCGCCGGCAAGCTGTCGGAGTCCCCGAACCCCTCCGTCACGCCTCTGCGCGTTCGCGCGGAGAAGATGCTGCGGATGCCGCACGTCACCAGCCTGAACTACGGCCATTGGCATCAGCCGATGGCGTGGATCGCGGGCATGAAGCATCCGGACTTCGACGGCCCGGAGGCCCTGAAGCGCTTCGTGGCGGGGTGGATCCTCAAGAACGGCCAGTACGTCACCAGCCAACCCGGAACGGTGAACCACCGGTTCTCGCGGGATCTGTCAGCGGAACTGGACCGTCTGGGCTACGACGGGGTGATCTACAGGGACACCGCGCAGGGGATCGGCAAGGACTCCGCTTTCTTCTGGGACTCCTCTCGGGTGCGCAGCGCGCTCGACTTCTTCCACCCCGATGCAGCCGGGGCGCCAGGACTGCGCGCCTCCGATTCGTATGTCGAGCAAGATTTGAACGATCGTTTGGCGACGTTGCTTGAGGAGGAAGGACTCGGCGATCAGGAAGCGACGACGTTCGCGGCGCTGCGGCCCTCCGAAATCCTCTCCTCCCTTGTCGACGACCAAGCTAGTTCGGTCACGTTAGAGCAGGACCAAGCGACCGGTCGGACTATGCGCCGGCAGTTTGATGCGCTGGGGTTCTATTCCAAGCTCGACGAAGTCCTCGGCGGGTTCAGGCCGAAGGATAAGGTCACCGCACAGACGCTCCAGCAGCGCGGCGTGAAGGCGTCGGAACTTGAAGCTCGTGGGCTGCTTGATCTCTTGATGCCCAAGGGCGCAACGGAGACGGTGACGCTTTACCGTGGCGTGCAGAAAGGGCGCGACCCTAAGTCGACCAAGGGGACCGAGGGCGGCGCGCTGTTCATGTCGCCCGACGAGGGCGTTGCGCGCATGTACGCCGGCGAAGACGGCTCGGTAACGTCTGAGAGCGTCACGTTCAACAATCTGCTGACCACCAAGAATTGGGTCGAGGCGAAGCAGCAGTTGGGACTGCCCATGTCCACCACGATGGGCGAACTCATCAAGGCGGCGTCAGCGGCCGGGCATGACGGGCTATCGTTTACGACAACCAACGGGCGCGAGTACATTCGCGTCGACCCGAGCAAAGCCGTCCCAGTCTCAGACCTCGCGCGGGTGGCGGGGGAGAATAGGGTGCAGATGCAGGAGCGCACGTATGGTGTCACGCCAGAACGCGCGCAGATCGGGCAAGAGGAGGAGGCTCTGCGGCAAGCCCTCCGGCTCATCACTGATGAATACCGGGCGCGCGGGCTAGGGATCAACTCGCCAGAGGAGCGCGCCGACCCGCGCGTCCTTGAGATCGACCGGCAGTTTGACGCGTTGAAAGCACGCAAGAATGCGCTGCCGGCTTTCGAGCCCACCAAATGGAACGCCTACTCCCTCGACCCGTCCAACCCAACCTATAGGGAGACGGTGATACATCTGCCTGAATTTGGCGATGATGCCATTCGCGCCAGAATGAAGCAGATGCGCGAAGAAGGCGTTGGCAGCGGTGGTCCGCACACATGGGCAGATTTTGAAGCCGTGCAGAACATGCTCGGCAAGAGTGGAGAATGGGACAACTTCCGCTCCGGCCACTTCCCCGAGCCCAACATAGTCGGCCACATGATGACGTCTATGACGTCTCACCAAGGTCGTCCGGTCTACACGATAGACCAGATCCAATCCGACTGGGGCCAGAAGCTCCGGGATGGGGGCGTCAGGGACGAGGCGAAGATCGCGGAGTTGGAGAAGCGGCTCTCCGATCAGACCGCATTGGCCGATGCCTATATCCTTGGAGAGCCATCACAGCTTGTGCAGCAGGTG